AACGATCCTGAAGAAGCTGCAATCATGGCACAAATCATAGGAGCGCAAAATGCTGGACAAGCAACTGGCGGCGAAGCTGTCGCCCCTGACGGCCAACAAGGAACTGTGGGAGGCCCTCAAGGAGCATCTCCTCAACCTCAAGAACTTGGAGCTACAGGGACTGGCGGTGGCAACATCGGAACTGGAAATGTTCCGCAAGCAGGGGAAAGTGAGTTCTCTGGTTAATCTGCTGCAACTAAAAGACCAAGTACGCGAAGCCAAACAACGAATAGAGGATTAAGAACATGCCCGAAACATCAGATGACAGACGTTACCGAGTGCAGGTGGAACAAAAGCAGCGCATTGCTGCAATGGAAGCTGAAACCGCTGAGAAAGCTGCTGAGTATAACAACGCAATGCAGTCCGGCGAAGTTTCTCCTGAGTTGGAAAAGCAATTAAAAATTGAAGAAGCCGAAAGAAACATGGATCGCAGCATGTCCCGCGCCAATAAGATGTCTGGCGGTAAGATGAAAAAGAATAAACGCGAAGATTATGCTCTCGGCTCTATAGTTAAAGCGGGTTTAAAACTTGCAAGCAAAGGAAAAAAAGCAGCTGAAAAAACTAAAGACAAAGTGTCAAGTGTAGCAGGAACTAACTTTGATGATGCTGTTACAAAGACTGGAGAAAAATCAAAAGGTCTTTTAACTAGAAAAGATGGTAGTGCTTTTGCTCACATGGGCGATGACGTTATACGAGTTGCTAGTAATCAAAGCCAGTATAAAGGCGCAGCAAAAATGGCTGTTGCAGTTTTTGGCGGTAAAGCTGCGTATGACAAACTTACTGAAAAAGAACAATCAGCATTTGAAAGCGCATTTAGTGACGCACACAATGCAGGCGAAGAAACTTTTGAGTTTGAAGGAAAAGCATATAGCACCGAAGTAAAGAAAGGTAAAATGGCTGGCGGCATGTTAAATGATCCTATGAAAGTTAAGTACTCTGAAGGTGGACGACTCTCTGTTTCTGAGTATGTGAAAGCTAGAGACACGGCACTAAAAAATATAGACAACGCTGAGAGTATTACTGCAAGAGAAAAAATAGCAGAAGATTTTTCAAAAATATCTAAAAAGTTTATGGAACAAGAAAGTTTAGGTAACTCGTTAGATAGAGAGCGCAAAGAAAAGGCAGAGGCCCTTAAAAAGAAAAACATGGGCGGCATGATGAAGTACAACGAAGGCGGCTCTATGCTTATGCCCCCTGAAATGGAACAAGACATGCCCGTAGATACCTACGACAACATCCCTGAAGATGAGAAAGAAGCAGTAGAAGCTTCACAGCTTCCAGACGCAGAGATGGAAGAAGACTATGCCGGTTTTGTTTTAGAAAAGTCTTTAGACACAGAAGACCAAGAATATTTAATGAGCGTTCTAGAAACTGACGAGCGTTTAAGCAGCATCTTTGACAAAGTTATGGATGTTGCAGGAGAGTTTGCTGGCGAAGGAGCTGTAGAAGGCCCCGGAAACGGCACATCAGATTCGATTCCCGCAAGGTTATCGGATGGTGAATTCGTTTTCACCAAGAAGGCTACCGATCAAATGGGCGCTGATCAGCTACAAACTATGATGGACGAAGCTGAGAAAGCCTATGACGGTGGTTATATGAAGAAAGCATTTGGCGGGATGGTAGATGATGTCCCTATGGACGAACGCCAAGAGGACGAAGAAATCAATAGTATGATGATTGCTTCTAATCAAATGCCAAGTGTACGACCACGATAAAGCTACTTCAGGAAACTGAACCCTTTATCACAACTTAAATCCAGAGGCCACCTTGACGTAACAAGACCCTGTGTTATAAACGCGAATAATACAGCCACCTTGAAAACTGACAAGCCCCAAACGGAGTGTGATCCTTATGTCTAATGTACAAGAACAAATTGAAGAACCAACTGCCAACCCGTATAACTCGAAAAAGTCTTGGCACACGCAAGATGCACCAAGTAGAGGTAAAGCGGATGGGCTTTTCTTTGAAGAACCTCAACAGGCTACCCGTTCTGCGGCCCCTGTACAAGAAGAGGAAGAACCCAAAGGAAGAACAAACTATAAGAAAAGATACGATGATCTAAAGAAACATTATGATCAGAAGATTGCCGACTTTAAACAGAAAGAACTCCAACTTACAGCAGCAGCAACCGAAATGCAACCAGCATATGCGCCGCCTAAGACAACCGAAGATCTTGAAAATTTTAGAGAGCAGTACCCTGATTTATATGAGACAGTAGAGACTGTTGCACACTTACAAAGTGAACAACAAATGCAAGCTTTGAAAACAAAGATGTCTGTTATGGAAGAACGCGAAGCAGCTATTCAACGTAAAGAAGCAGAAGCAAGTCTCAAAAGCCGTCACCCTGATTTTGAAGATATTCGTGGGGATGACAAGTTTCATAGTTGGGCCAGTGACCAACCCGAAGTAATTCAGGATTGGATTTACAACAACCCAAACAATGTTAACTTAGCAATCAAAGCTATCGACCTTTATAAGATGGAAAATGGTATTCAGATTGGTACAAAGCAGAAGACAAAGAAATCACAAGCTCCCAGATCTTCAGCAGCAGATATGGTGTCCACACGGACTACTCAAATAGATGCTAAAGAACCAAAGATCTGGTCACAACGGGAAATTGCTAAACTGTCTATGGCTCAGTTCGATAAATACGAAAGTGAAATCGACCAAGCCATAATGGAAGGCAGAATAGCAGATTAATTAAATTGTCTTTTTAGGAGTAACACACAATGGCTTATAACGTATCAGATGCTCTATTCGAGCAAGGCACAGACACCAACGGTAACTTTGGCAACTCAGTAACCGGACAAACTAACAGCTTCTTCCTACCCTCAATCTTTTCTAAGAAGGTTCTTAACTTCTTCCGAAAGGCTTCGGTAGCTGAAGCAATTACCAACACTGACTACAGTGGTGAAATTTCTGGCTATGGCGATTCTGTAAAGATCATCAAAGAGCCTGAGATTACTGTTTATCAGTACGAGCGTGGCGCTGACGTAGCTCAGACTAAGCTGACTGACATTGAAACTACTTTGATTGTAGATGTGGCTAACGCATTTAAATTTAAAGTTGATGATATTGAAACTGCTATGTCTCACGTAAACTTTAAAGAAGTTGCATCTTCATCTGCTGCTTACGCTCTGCGTGATGCTTTCGATACTGGTGTAATTGCTAAGATGTTTGCTGGTGTTTCAGCTTCAGCTCCTAACCACATCCTTGGTAGCGACAGTGCTACTGACCTAGCTGCTGGTACTTTTGACGGCACTGGTAACTTGGATCTTGGTTTTGGTTCTAACGAACACGATCCTCTGGATATCATGGCTCACATGGCCCGTCTTCTTGACGAGCAGAACATTCCAGAAGAAGGACGTTGGTTCTTAGCTCCACCTAGCTTCTACGAGCAACTCGCTCAGTCTAGCTCTAAGTTGATGTCTGTTGACTTTAATGCTGGTCAAGGCTCTATCCGTAACGGTCTGGTATCTTCAGGCAAGTTGCGTGGCTTTGACATGTACAAGTCTAACAACGTACCCGCCACTTCTAACGCAGCCGGTCAGATTCTTGCTGGTCACGTTAGCTCTACTGCAACTGCACAGACTATTACCAGCACTGAAGTCCTTCGTGACCCAGATAGCTTTGGTGACATCTGCCGTGGTCTGCACGTTTACGGTGCTAAAGTACTGCGTCCTGATGCACTCGTATCAGCGTTCTACGGTATCGACTAAGCAACAAACTAGAGACGAGGGGTGTAAAAGCCCCTCTGATCTTTGAGAGGTAACATGGCAATTATAGGAAGTAATTCAAAACCTTTAATGATTAAAGGTAAAAAAACAGGGAAGATTTTAGGTGACACAGGAAGTTGGTACAAGCCAGAGAATAAAAAAAAGTACGAAGATAATTATGATGCAATCTGGGGCAAGAAAGAAACAGCAACTTTAGAAATCACACAGGCTAAATAAACATGTCAACAACTTATCTTGAATTAACTAATGAACTTCTGCGTGAACTCAATGAAGTTACGTTGACCGTGGGCACATTCCAAAATGCAGTAGGTGTTCAGCAGCATGTTAAAGACGCTTTAAATCGCTCATACTTTGATATTATTAATCAAGAACCACAATGGCCTTTCTTAGCTGTTGATGAAAGTGGTGAAACAGATCCCATGTACGGTAACGCCTATGTCCAAACAGTTGCTGGCACACGATGGTACGAACTAAAACCTTCTAGTGATAGTATTACTACTGACTTTGGTTCTATTGACTGGGACAATTTTTATATAACTACAGTTGGCGTTGATGGAGAAACTGCTCCTTATACTGCGCGCAACCTTCGCTTCTTGACTACTGAAGAGTGGAAAGACTTTAGACGAGTCTCTGAAAATTTAGATGACGCTGACACACAGCAGTACGGTCAGCCTAACGCTGTAATCAGAAGCCCAGACTCACGGAAGTTTGGACTCAGCCCTATCCCTGATAAGGCATACCGCGTGTGGTTCTATGCGTGGGCGCTCCCTACAAAACTTGTAAATCATGGAGACTCTGTAGTCTTTCCTGAGATGTACACTTCTGTTCTTTTAGCTAAAGCCCGATACTACATCTGGCAGTTTAAAGACAACCCTCAAGCGGCAGCATTCGCATTAGATGACTTTAAAAAAGGAGTTCGTAGTATGCGTTCTAACCTTATTGAAGCTGCGCCGACTATTATTAGCGATGACAGAATGAGATTCGTATAACATGGCGGCCTCCCAACCTTATGGTATCTCGTGCAAAGGAGGTTTAAACACTAACCTCAATCAGCTTGAGATGCTCGCCCAGCCCGGATTAGCTACAAAGCTTGTAAACTTTGAAGTAGATCCTGATGGCGGCTATCGCCGTGTAAACGGCTACACAGCCTTTGGAGACACTCGTCCTAATGGCGCAAATGAAATACTAGGTCTTGCAGTATATGCTGACGGCTTAATAGTCTGTTCAGGCGATGGAATATTTTTTAG